CGCTTGGTTAGTCCCGTAAGCGTTAGTCGCGCCAGCCAAGTTATTCGTAGCACCTTGACCATAACCCGCCAACGTCTGTAACGGTCCAAGTCTCATGTTGTAATCGGTGTTATACCGATTGTAGGCGTTTTGGTATTCTTGCGAAGCTAGATCTTGACCAAAACGCTGCGCCCCCTTAAGCGTAGCGCCAGACAACAGACCACCACGCGCTGCTGCCGTGCGGTCTAATCCTTTCATACCTTCAGACAATCGAAAAGCGTATCCTAGATCGGCTTGAAATTTGTCAGCCGAAAAAGGCGTAAACTGCATCTCAGGTGAGCGCAACTTATTAAGCGCCTCAACACCAACTTGACGCCAAGGTTCTTGAAGTGCTTTTTGTTCTTGAAAAATTCTGTAGTTGACATCGCCAATCCCTTGATTGGCGTTAGACATAGCCCGAGCGGCTCCAGCCGATCCAAGCGCGCCAACAAGCGAGCTACCCGCAAGAAGTGCGGTGCTAGGCGAAATACCTGATGGAAGATAGGACATCAACCCCGTAGCTTCTGCACCTACAGGAAGCCCCGCTCCACCAGTTAAAGGAAAAGCAGAAGACGCTACATCTCCACCTAAAGTAGCGCCCGCCCCAAGGTAATTCGTAGGCATCGCGCTAAGTGCTTCACCACCCGCCAACGCATTGGTTCCGGTAAGCCCGCCGCCAGTTAACGCGGAATTAATCGCCGCTTCGCCTCCTGCAACTTCAGCGGCAGCTACCGTACCGCCGGTGGCGGGGTTAAAAAAAGCGCCAATCTCTGGGGCGAAATAATAGCCACCAGCCAAAAGTGCAGGAAGAGTCCACCCGCCGGGAAGTTTTTCACGGACGGTATCATCTAGATTAGCAAGTTCGTCACTTACTTTGCTAATTAATCTTTTAAAGATATTCATTAGCCAATCCTCCAGTTCGTACCATCATAGTATACGGGTACGTTATTGCTGCCGCCACCAACAACGGTGCTGGCAAACGTCGTAGCGTTGGCGTCCGTAACCATTGCGACCCATCCCTTGACGGGGCTTCCGGGCAGCGTAGCAACGGTGTAAGTCTTGAGTTTGATCGGGGCAAGAGCGTTGGCTGAAGTCGCGCCAATCTGGAAGATGCTTGTGCCACCAATCAAGAAGTCCATCAAGTTGGTACTTCTGGCGTAGGAAATGTAATCCGTTGGGGCAAAGTTGACTTGAGCAATACCACTAGCGAGCGACTTGTCGCCGCCAACATCAAGATAGAAATACTCATCAATAGCCTGACGAGGCGACAAGTTCCAAACGCTGCCATTTGTTGCGCCGCTAGTGTTATCAGTCAGTTGCGTGTCACCGGCAAAAAGCAACGGTCCAGCGGTGGTGTTGTTAATACCGTAGCCGCCGTTACCGATGAACTTGCCGCCGGTTACGCGCACGTTGTAACTGTCAATGTTGGCGGCGATGTACATCCCGTCGCTGGCCGCGCCCGTGACGTAAGGCATGACAAAATCGTAGTCCACGCCTTCCAGAATCCTAATCGCCCCTGCTTTGGCGTAATCAATCTCAACCTGACCCACGCGACCAATTGCCGGATAAAACGCCGGGGTTGTAGTCAACGAAGTGCTGCTAACTGTTTGGCTAACTGAAACAGTGTAGTTCGTTGAATTTGTGATCCCTGTAACCGTTGTGCCAGAAGTGACGCCAGTGCCGGATACAACCATACCGATCACAATCGGATTGGTTGGCGCAGTGCTTAGGGTCATAGTTGTACCGGAAATCGTCCCGGTGGTCACCGACTTATAACCGCCAACCGTGTTCTGAATGATAAACCCATAGCTGGATTGGGTGCTGCTGCTGGTTCCGCAGACCAGACCCAAATATTTGACGTTCAGACTGTTACAGTTGCCGTCCCATTCAAACCCGTAGTAGTCAGGGCCGGGGTCAAGCACACAGAAGTTGATTGACAGAATGTCCGACCGTTTAGCGGCATCGCCGTACCATTTGATACCGGGGCCGCGAATGATGCCCCACATCCATTCAAGTTGAACGGTGTTGGCTTGCTCAACATACAGCGCCCCAAACGCATCGTACAGATACGCCCGCTCAATCGTCACTCGATTGGCGTTGCTGATGTAGATTGCGTAGCCGGTGGTTTGACCGGGCGAGTTAAAGTTAAGAGACAACTTAACGCCGATGCTGCCACCGCCAACCGTGACGCTATTGATCGCGCCGGAGGTCTTAAGGATGCCTGGGCCACCGACCCATTGGTAGTTGGTCGTAACCGATAGCGCGGTGGTGTGAAGGTAGGTTTTGCCCGCCGCAAGATATACATCACGCCCGGTATTGATTGCGTTTTGTAGCGCGGTCGTGTCGTTGGTCGTACCGTCGCCAGCAGCGCCAAAGTCTTCGGGATAGACGTAACCCAGACGAAGTTTGGCCTGAACAGTCTCAGTAACCGCGCCCGTGCCGGACTCAACGTAGGTGATATTGGCCGAGCTAGTCAGAACCGAGATGTTGTCAACGGTCCAGACCTCAACATCGGTGGATGTGGCGAGCTTGAACTTGTACGAAGACGTACCCAACCAGATGTCGCATTCGCCGCGACTGTTTAGAATGACCGGATTGGAATTTGCCGTGTTGCCGGTGGAATCGGTGTAGGTCGTAAGCGGCGTGGTTGTTCCGGCTGCGTAGGTGTAAACCTTGCCACCAGACAACGGCACACCGTTACTATCTAGAAATTGCAGTTTCGGCTGCGGCGAAATGTAAGTTGTCATATCAGGTTTTCCAACTGGTTCCGTCAAAGAAGACTCGAACAACGGAGGAGCCGCCTCCGACAACGGTGGTATTGTACAATGGGGTGAGCGCGTCTGTAACGTAAGCCATCGCTCCTTGAATGCCTGTAGGAAGCGTTGCCACCGTGTACATAGGTAAAACAAAGGGCTGAAGCGATTGGGCATAAGTGGGTGTTACCTTAAAGATCCCGTTGCCAGCAATTTGGAAGTTGTAGCTGTTGTTTGTGCGGTCGTAGGCTAAATAGTCATTCGTATCAAACACCAGATTCGGGTTGGCTCCCGACATCTGCATATAGTACGTCGCGTCAGCGTAAAATCCGGTTCCAGTTATAAAGTTGCCGCTAAAATCACCAGACCCGTTGCGCTGCACAAGATACAGCGGGGTGTTGCCGCTGGTCGCGTTTACAGTAATGTTTGGCGTTGCGCCGCCAGAAGAATTAACGGGGCTAGTTGCGGTTACGCTTGTGACGCCGCCGCTACCGCCCGCCGCCCATGAAAGAACGCCAGATCCGTCTGTCTGAAGAAAGTAACCGTTAGTTGGGCTAGAGGGAAAAGTGTACGTTGTACCTCCAGCTACTGCTGGAGCGGTTAAACCAACATATCCAGATGTTGATCCAAGAAGACGAATCGGTTTGTACGATTGAACCGCAGTAGCCGACATATTAAAAATGCCGTTGCCCGCAACTTGAAAATTGTATTGATTAGCGGTTCTGTCGTAAGAAAGATAATCGTTAGGTGCAAAAACTAGTAAAGGGTTGCCGCCGCTGACGGTCAAGTAATAATCGTCATCAATTGCCTGACGCGGCGTTTTGTTCCAGACCGAGCCGTTAATTTCGTCCAGACCGTTGGAGTACAACGAAGTGTTACCGCTGTACAGTAATACGCCGCCTAAGTTGTTAATGCCGTAGCCACCGTTGCCGATAGATTTGCCGCCAGTAATGCGTACTTCGTAAGCGTTGATTGCTGCGCCGATACGGAACCCGTCTGACGCCGCGCCAAGGACGTATGGCATTACAAAGTCATAGTCCAGACCAGACTGAATTTCAACGCCAATCCCGGTGGAGTAATCCACTTCAACCTGACCGATGCGACCGATAGCAGGAAAGGTTGTCACGCCATCCGAGTTACGGATGATCATGCCCTTGCCGCCAACAATGCCAAGATACTTGACCGTCAAGCTATGGCAGTTACCGTCCCAATCCATGCCGTAGTAGGTATCGCCTGTGTCTACGACAACCGAGTTGAGTATTAGCAGGTCAGACCGAGTTGAGTCGTTGCCGTACCATTTGACGCCGGGGCCTGTGAGTGACGCCCACATAAAGTCCACAACAACCCAGTTGGCTTGTTGTACGTACAAGCCACCGAAGCCGCTGATAATGTTCAGCTTGTTAATTTTGACGCGACTGCTGTTGTTGATGTAAACAGCCCAACCAGACGTTTGCGTTGGCGAGTTAAACGTCAGATCTAACTGGATGCCAGTCACAATCGTGGCGGTTGGCGAGATCAGTTCTAGACCGTTAATTGCCCCAACGATACGCAGAACACCCGGCCCGCCAAACGATTGATTAGGCGTGGACATCGTAAGCGTTGTGCCAACCGCGTAAATGCGTCCGGGCGGCAGGTAAACGTCAAAACCAGAATCAAGCGCAGCTTGAATGCTGGCCGAATCGTCAACCGCACCGTCACCAACCGCGCCGTAGTCACCAGGCGTCACCGCGTTGGCGTTCTGACTAGTTTTGGTGTATTGGTTATTAAGATAACGATACCACTCACGCGCAATCAAACCCGTGCGGTCATCCGTTAACGGAACCCGCGAAGATGGAATTGTGGTGGTGTTATTGGTGACTGCCATTATGCGTTGGTCCCGCTAAGATGCAGTTCAGCGCCCATGATGGCGATCTTGACCGGATCTGTGCCGGACACTTCGTAAACTCGATCACGCAATTTGAGCGTCATACCAAGGCGACGCCAGAACACGCGCTGTTGGTAGATGCCAATCTTGCCAATCGGTGACCAATGTTCGTTTGACCAAGTATGACCACCATCGTCTGACCAGCGCAGCATAACTTTAGGATCTACGCCCAACCCGCTGGCCGCTTCAGAAGAAATTAAAAAGTCACCAGATTCGGTCGTTATAAACAGACCGCTTTCGGTCACCAAAAACGTCAGATCGCTGTACGGCAACCCGCTCAATCCAACGCCAGACTCGCAGTCCAATTGTAGGCTATGGTGCGCTGTACGGTTTAGGTTATTCTGACCCGTTGGCAACGCCCGCCAAGAACGCAACCATTTTTGGACGCTACCGTTGTCGGCGTAAACGTCTAGGTCAAAAGCGTACAGATTGCCATTAGCATAATCGCCAACAACAATTTCGCTGTTGTACGCCATTTGGCAGTTGCTGCGATGGCGCGTAAAGTTGCCGTTGTCAAAGCCCGCCCGCTCGTGCCACGCTTGTGTAGATACATCGTATACCCAAGTCTTGTCAGCAGACGGGAACGTCAGCACGTAAAAAGAGTGACCTTCCTGCTGGTACGTGTAGGCAATCGCATCGCTAATGTTGCCGTACTGAGCAATCGCGTACTCAATCGCGTGGGTGCTGATCCGCTGGCCTGAGTAGCCTTGCGAGCGGTAAACAATACCTTGACCGCGAGCGTCTGAACCAAGCCAGAACAGACCGTTGTCTAGTTTGGCAACCGAGAATGTTGCAGCGCAACCAATCTCGTTATACGCGCCTTGGATGCGTTGTAGCGGGAAATCTGCGTTGCCAGCGTCGTAGAAAACTTCAACCGAGTTAGTTCCAAACAACCACGCCTCGCGGTGGTCAACGATCATGCTAACTAAATTATCCGGGCTACCTTCGGCGCTAGCAAAATCCAGCGGTTCAATTGAAGTGCCATCCAGCAGCGTTGTTACCCAGACTTTCTGGCTGTTTGGTTCAATAAATACAAAGTACCCGTCAAGGTAACCAACGGTCAACGCGCCAGGAAAGTCTGGATCGGTGATCGGCCCAAACGCGCCCGTGCTGTTGTTGTAGATGTAGCTCGGACCGCCACAGGCAATGAACAACTGCGTACCGTTGTCCACCATGCTAACCGGACCTGTACCGGAAACTGTACCAATAACAACCGGCGTACCAAACCCAGCCATTGAGTAAAGCGTGTCGCCGCTAACAATGTAAGCAATACCGCCATACGTCCACAATCCTCGGACGGGACCTTGACCGGCGGTAGTCAGCAAACGCAGTCCGGGCGCTCGATTCAAAAACGCAGGGTTCTTACCAGCTTCGGGAACAATCTCAGGAAAGAGATTGACCATTCTGTTGTCGGCAG